CACACCAGAGAGGCCAATTTCGCTGGCCTTCTGGACGAGGGAGAGTCGGTTTGCTTCTGCGGCTTCAGCCTTCTCGGACTCGAAGGCTGCGATTGCAGCTTCGGCCAAAACCAGCTTTTCTTTGAGAGCCAGCATTTCATCTTCGCTGGCTTGGATGGTTGTTGCTTCTTCGGACATTTGGGTTGCCTCCATTGTTGCTTGACCTGTCCTATCACCGTTCCGATATATCAATGGTGAGGTTTCTTCCGATGCCTCAAGTTCTCGCTGGACTCTTTCAACGGATTCGATTTTAGCCCCGCTATAAGCTGGTTTGTGAACAATGGCGAGGTGATCGAACTCGAAGTCGGATTCAAACGTCATTCTCATGCGACCCTTCTCATCCTCTTCGGTTGCGATAGGAATACCTGTGCCGCCGATTGACACACCGTAGCCAGCTCGAAGCCATAGTCCAGATTCGAGAGCAGCGAACAATTCTTCACGGTACACTTCACCGGTGAATCGAACCTTGTAGTCGTCCTCTTCTTCATCATAGGATGCGTCGGTGATGATCCCGACCACGGCTTCATCAATACCGCCCGTCATGTTGCGGGTAAATCGGCCACCCTTTGTAGCAGGGTGGTTGAGCGTGATGTCAGCACCGATCATTTTGTCCTTGAGTTCCTGTGCGCCCTTGCTGGTGATCTTCCAGCCGTTCTTGTTGTAGCCAGAGGTGAAGGCGATACCCGACATACGAATGACCGTATCACCTGTGCTGGCCTCGACAATCACGTTAATGTCCTCGATTTCAAGCTCACAGGTCACGGCAACGCATTGTCCAGCGACCTCTGCAAAGCCTGGTGGACAGGCATCATCACATTCGGATGCGAAAAGCTCGTCGTCGGTTTCCATGCTCGACTCCATTTCCTCTTCCATGTCGTGCTTCATGGCCTCCATGTCCTCTTCCTTCATGTAGGCTTTCTTCTCGGACATTTTTTCTTCGTATTCCTTCATTCCAGAACACGGCATGAACATGGTTTGGTCGCCTTGACGGTGGGTGTGAACGGTATCGCACCCAAGCTCTCTGGCTCGCTTCATCGCTTCTTGGGGAGTCTTGAACATTTCATGTTCAGCAGCTTGAACAAAAGAGCCACAATCGCCATCACAACCACACCCGCAGTCGTCAGTCATAGAAAACCCACCCCTCCCACGATTCTTCAATGCTACCCTCAACCTTTGAGCCGCCTCTCCATTGATAACACGACCAATATCGAGCCTTCCATTTGGGGCCAGGGTTTGCACAATTATGACGATCTCGGAACGCCTTTCGTCGTTTGGGGTCGTCACGCTTGATTTCCATGTTAGGGTCGCCAAAGCGCACGATAACTACGTTGCCTTTGTCGTTCTTGGTATAGACACCGAACTTCTTTGAGTTCCCTTTAGGCATACGGAAGGGTTTGTTCAGCGTGACCTTTCGACCTTGATATTCTGCGGCCTCGAATGCGAAGTCCAAAGTGAATGGATCATCAAGGCTGGCCTTTTTGGTTGAGCGTTGGTGAGACTTAGGAAGAAGGTCGTTGTCCTGTTTGTAGTTTGGATTGCTTGGTCGCCCGTTGCGTAGCAGGTAAAGGAATGCTTTCACACGTGCAATACCCCAACCGCCCCTGCTCATGTTGGGTGCGTGGCTTCTGGAGAATGCGCCAGCACCTCGACGGTACACGGTCAGCACCATACCCATGCTCGCTTTGCTGCCTTTGCCTTTGGCGTTGTGTTCTTTCACCAATTCTTGCAGACGCTTACGGGTTTCTGGTGAAACTTTGATCCCTGCGTTGGGTTTCTTGGCTGAACCAGGCGGGTTTTTCTTTGAGCCTTTTCGACGCTCGCTTGGTTTAGCTGGTGTTTTGCGAGGGTCATTCTTTCCTGGTCGTCCGTATTGCAGAGCTTCAACGGTTTCAAAATCCAAAATGACTGTGCCGAACTTGGACGCTTCGAGAATGTTGTCGAGCCTGGCGGTCGCTTGAACGGAGTCATTGGCCCTTCCAGAATAGCCATCGTCCGTCCCGATCATACCCGACATTCCATCTCCAACCTCGGTGGGCCTATCACCCTTTTCTGGGTCGAGAGCGTATTCAGCCGATTTGTCGGCGTAAGAATTGCACACGGCGTAGCGTTGCTCAATGTTGGAGAACTGTTCACGCATTTTGGGGTCTTCCATGCAACGGTTCACGAAGGATTTACGACTTTCATTCGGATGCGGGGTCGGCATTTGATTCCTCCTGTTCGTGGTGATTCGCTTCAGCAAGACCGAGTTCGGCACGTTGTCGCTCATGGGCGAGACAATGCTCATGCTCTTGTTGCTTGAGAGCGATGAGCTGCTGGTGTTCAAGTTCCTTCAAGGCAATAAGTCGTTCATGATCCGCCTTTTCTTCGAGGACTTTGTGATGTGAGCGTATGACTTCGGGGTGCAATTCGGTTTCGACGGTTTGTTCAGCTTTCCAAAGCTCCAAAATGTTGTCATAGGACTTGGAGGCTTGTGTGCCGATGATAGCGATAAGAGCGATAAACGCCTCGACGGAGGGGAGAACGATGTCGGGTTTGAAAATCCCATAGAAAATGACCGTTCCAGAGGCAGCAATCCACAGGTAAATTGCTGGTAGTGAAGTCCACTTCACCATTCGGTCATTGACGGAGTTCTTGTTTGATTTCATTTGTTCACCTCAATAGGGTTTCGACCACCATGATGCTTGCTCGATTTGACAAGCCAAGCACATTTCAGCCACTTTGGTTTTTGTTCTTAGACACGTCTTCGGAAAATGTACGCAAGGTTTCCGAGCAGCGTCTTTAATCTCAACCATTCCTCCTTCACCCGTTGCTTCATGGTTTCACATCACTTTCGACTTCACCAGGGCGAGGCATTTCTGGGTTGGGGCCGCTTGACTTAGCGGGTTTCAATTCGTTGCCTTCTGGGAGAGGTTGAAGGTCGTTGAGTTCTCTTGCCTCATTGACCGTGATAACACCGGATTCAACACCGAGCTTGGCTCGTTGCATTTTGTGAAGAGGTGATTCAGCGTCCACAGGCTCGAACATGAGAGGGGGGAGGTCGCCCATTTTGTGAGGAACGCCCATGAGTTCGAGGTGGTCGGAGAACAATTCGCTGATTTTTTCAGCCACGATGGTTTGTAGCCGTTCAATGGACATGACCGACCACATATTTGCGTTGTATGTAGCTGCGAAGGTTGAGCCTCGCTCTTGACCGGCGGCGACACGGGGAACGTTGAGAACGGCTGAAATGTCGGCGTTGATGGTGTCAAGGAAGTTCGTATCGTCTGGGATGCTATTCGACAAATCAACGTGGTGCATCTCGACATAGTGGGGGAGGATGGGGATTTGGTCTGCACGAAGGTTCTCCATGAGGCTGCCGACCTGATCCATAATGTGCGTGAGCCTGTCCCTTGCTTCTTCGGGGTCTGGGATGCCCTCAATAGCCTCTTTGCCGATCTTGATGTATTGACGGGTCAAAGCGTCTTGAAGGGCTATACGGTTGTTTATGGTGTTGTATTTGGCTCGGATAGCTTGCTTGAGGGAGGTAAAGCGGGATGCACCCCAAACGCCGTAAGTCCAGCGTCCCAGGTAGTCTTGATACCAATTCGAGCGAGCGTCAAGGCGGAAGTGAAGGATTTCATCGGCAGGGAAGGTTTGCATATCCACCTTCTGTTCACGGAAGCGATAGAACTTGGCCTCCATAATGGGGTTGTCCTCGGTGGCGTACACGCCAGAATAACCGACTTCGAGGGGTTCTCGGTCGTCGGTGATGGTGATTTGCTTAATGGGGAGGGATTGAACACGTGTGATACCTTCACCTGCTCGACCCACCAGCTTGTTGATGCTATTCCCGTACACCATGAGGTCACGCATGGTTGCGATAAGGAGATCGTCAAAGTCAAGGCGTTCCTCGACGAGTTCACGAATGGCGTTGCGAATGGTGGCGTTCTTGGCCTTGCGGTAGTCAATGAAATAATTGTTGGCCGTAAGAGACACGCTACGAACTGCACCGTTGAGTTCGGGGTCAAGCTCAACCATAGCGTCGAAAATGTCGAAGTCGTTATCGTAGTTCGAGGTGGTTCGCAGCTTGTTGGTTTCGCTCACAATGTCGCTGATACCAGCGATAGCGGCAAAGGAATGGTGGGTATGGGGAACGGCGGCGCGAGGTGAAACAGGAGCTGAAGGTGAGAGAAAGCCACTATCCTCGCGGGAGCCGAAAACCGCTTGGACGATGCGCCGCCGAATCCCCATGTTTGACTTGATGCGGTCAGCGATTCTTCAATGTGTTCATTGAAAGAAGGCGAATAACGAGAATAAAAGAACGCCGAGAATGCCTCCCGTTTGAGCGACCTTTCGCTTGACGTAGCGTTCAATGGCGAAAATTGGGCTATCCTTTATGTGTTGAATCCCTGTGCGTATGTCATGCACGTCCGACTCGATGGAGGTAAGTCGTTCTCCGTGGTCTTTGAGGATCAGGAGAACGGCATCATCGCCCATGTGGTGAGTTAAGGGCTGGCGGTATTTCAAGGTGAAAGGTATGACAGAAAAAACGGTGCATGAAATTAACGACGAATCGGGAACAATCATCACGGACAATTGGCCGGATAACGATCCAGATGAAAAAGAAGGGACGAACCCCTGCTGGTGGTGCAGAAGCGAATTGACCTGGCAGAATGACTTCACGAAGGAGGAATGGTGCATGGAAGGCGAAGGTATCGTTTCGATTCTTGTTTGTTCTGGGTGTGGCGCAGAAGTGCGCTACATTGAACGGGAAGAAAAGGACGAACGTTGATTAAACGGGTTTGCGTAGTCTGTTTATGGATTGCGAAGGCGGTTGGGAGAGCCACCGATGGGAAGTCGGTAAGCAAAATCGGCAGCTCGGAGACTTGATTTTGTTCTGCAACCAATGTGGGTGCGAGCTTGTAGTGGATATTCCGGTTGAAGGCTTCCTGTGGGAAGTCGGAGAGGTTGATGAAGAGGCGAACACGGCGTATTTGTATGACCGTGAAAACCTCGAACAAGAATTGACGCTCGAAGTGAAGGAGGCTACGGCATGAGAGGCTTCGCTCTGGAACGGTCGAGGGGCGATGTCGGCTATTTTTACGAATGGTTGGGCTATACGAGGGGCGCACACATTGATGATTGGCTGGAGCTTTACGGCGACAGGAAGGACGCACAGGTGCATAGGGTGTGCATTATTGCACCCAGAGATCATTCAAAGTCCACGACGCTTAGGGTCAAGCTGCTTCATCATTTGTTGTTCGACAAGTGGCGTGATAAGCCGTTCA